GCCTTGATGTTGGTGGCCGGACCCATCGCCGGGGTGCCATCGACCTCGTTGGTCTTCAGCCCCCACATGCCCTTCCAGCCGACCAGCCCACGCTGGGCCAGCGGGTCGGAGTGGTCGCCACCGGGCGCAACGCGGTACGCCTGAATGGTCTGGTAGTCGCCCCAGATGAAGGCATCCGGGCCGAAGATGACGGTCTTGTTCCCGGCGACCCGGTTGGACTCGATGAACCGGACGCCCCGAAGGGTCCCGATTTCACCAGTCAGCAGCGCCTTCGCGTTGGCGTACTTCATGGTGTCGGTCCAGCCGATTTCACCGGTCTGGTTCATCAGCGCGGCGGACTCCGCCGGGTTGATGAGACCGTGATACGTGCCGTCGGGGAACGTCGGCACGTCGGCGATTTTCAGGGCGACGACTGCAGCGACCACCGACTGCGCGGCGTTGCCGGTGACACCAACGACGGTGACGCCGGTGTTCGCGCCCTGCACGAGCGCCGCCGCATCCTTCTCCGCCGTGTCGATGGCGTTCCACGCCAACTTCTCGGCGGCGATGCGGTAGAACTCGAACGGGCTGAACTGCTCCGCGAGGTCGGTGATGGCAACAATCTTGCCCTTCTGCGCCCCGGTGAACTCCTGCGTGTCCCACTGCAGACCCTCGGTCTGTGGCGGGACTCCCTCCAGCAGGGTCTCGGCAGCGCCGAGGTCCGCGAAGGAGGTGTAGCGCAACTGGTTCGTGCCGGGGACCGACGACGCCTTGATGAACTGGCCCTCCTGCAGGAAGACCGCCTTGTCCCGCAGGTTGTCGATGATGTTGCGGACGACCAGCGCCGTGACGATGTTGGCGAAGTTCGTGGCCGCGTTGGGCACACCGGCGTAGGCCGTACCGGTGACACCAAGGGCGGTGTCCGTACCGCCCGGCGGGGTGGCCAGCGTACCGGCGGCGTCCTGCCCGCCGGTGTTGGCATGGGGCGCGAGGATGAAGCCGGGGATGACTCCCTTGGCCCCACGTGCGTTGGCTGGGTAGTAGTCCGCCCAGCCGGACTCACGGGCAACGAGCCCGCCGAAGAACTGCTCCACGTGCGAAGTCCCTTTCGCGGCTATGGCCGCTTCAGGTCGCCTCGCTCCACCGCCTTCTTCATCTCGGCTTCGAGTTCCGCCTTGTTCATCTCACCCATCGGCTTGATGGGCAGAGGTGCAGTCCGGCGCGGGGCTGTCGGAGCGAACGTACCAGTGGATGAACCGTCGTCGTACTGGGCGTTCAACTTGGCGAGCGTGGCCTCGTCTGCCGTACTGAAGATGCTGTCTCCAGCCGGTCCGACGCCACGAGCCAGTGAGGGGTACTTCGCCTTGCGCTGCTCGACGACGCGAGCCTGACGCTCGGACTCCGTGGCCCTCTTCTGTTCGTCCAGTTCCTGCCTGAGAGCCTCGACTGCTGAGTCGGTGGTCTCACCCGACTGTCCACTCGACTGGGGACGAGGCGCGGTGGTGGCATTGAGCCGCCGTCGAAGCGCGTCGTTCTCGTCGCGGAGAGCCTGTTCCGCTGCCGCGTGTGCCCGGTCCTTCTGCGAGACCCGGTGCTTCCACTGGCTCTCGACTTCCTCGACCGTGAGGGGAACTCCGGGCGTCCCGTCCGTTCCGCCTGCCCCATCAGCAGGGGGCTGGCCGTTGGGCTGGGAGGCTGAGTCTGTCCCTGACGGTGGAGTCTGGATGTCGTCCACTCGCGTTGACCTCACCATACACGCTGCGACCAGTCGTCTTCAAGATGGTGGTGGCAACGGGCTGGAGTCTACCGCACAGGCAACACGTCCTGAACGGGTGCCTGTGACTGGTCCTCGATGTTCGCACCCTGACCGGTGATGAACTGGCCCGCCGACTTCAGCAGTTCCCCGCCCATCCCTGCGACCTCGCTGACGGTGCGGATGGTGCCGAGTGGGCCGACCGCGTACTGAACGGCATCCATCGCACCCTTGGTGTAGTCGATGGGCTTGATGGGTAGACCCTTCGCCTGCAGCGCCTCGTTGTCCAAACCCTGCTCGGCGATACGTCGCACCGGCAGCGAAGCGTTGGCCGGGATGTCGTTCGGTGTGGCGGGAAACATCATCGACATCAGCAGGAACGCCTGCTTGTTGTCGTCGAGAAACTTCTTCCACGACGGGTCGTTCTGACTCTGGACCCTGATGGTGTCACTGATTTCACGGGCCACGTTCCACGCGAGGAACGGCGTGGTCATGCCGAACGGGCGCAGTGCGAGGAAGCGCACCATCTCGGGCAGGATTTTCCCCCACATGTACGAGGCCGGATAGAGCCCGATGTAGGGATGGTTGATGCTGCGCTCGAAGGCGCTCCGGTCGTGCTTGTAATACTGGGTCGCGTGGGCCTCCTCCCACCCGGAGCGCACCACCTGCCGTCCAGCCTGCCGCAGCACCTCCTGCTCGTTGGAGTACGGCACGGTCTCGACACCCGGTCGCTGGAACATGCGGTCCAACTTGGCCTGCATCTGGGGCGACGTGCGGATGGGCGGCATTCCACTCACCGTCCGCTGCTTCTGGGTCAACTGAAGCCAGTTGCGAAAATGCTCGAAGGCGTTGTTCATGTCGGGGTCGGTGGCCACACCCCGGTTCACCCAGTCCAAGACCTGCTGGACGAAGAACTCCTCCTGCGGCTTGCCCCACACACCGGGGTTCGGTGAGCCCAACCCGGCCCGCATGGCGGTGGCCCGGTTGCGCAACTGGGTGGCCGCGCTCCTGTTGGTGTGCGTGGCAGCCCGCGTCTCCAGCGCCTGAGCAGCGGTCTCGACATCAGTCGAGTACCGCTCGTACTCCCGCGTGATGGCATCGCGCAGCGACGGGTCCATGCCCGCGATGGAAAAGACGTGGATGAGTTCGTGCAGCCCGGTCAGGGCGTCGGCGGCTCCGAACCCTCGGACGACAGCGGACTGGGCTCCGGTGGGGGTGGTGGTACCAAAGACCTGTCCGCCTCGCTTGTCTTCGAGGGTGGTGGTGATGGGGTCACCGAGGACGGCTCGGCGGGTGTTCTTGGGGGCGACTTCGTTGAGCCCCCACTGGACGCGCTCGTCGTGCGCGGCGCGAAGACGGTCGAGGACTGCCCCATCGGGGGCGACTCCCCGTGATGCAAGACGACTGAGCGTGGCATCGAGATGTCCTCCCCAATCCGGTTCGCCGTTGACGATGGCGGGTCCAGCCTTGTACGTCTTGCCGTAGTCCACCCACATGTCGGTGTCCAGACCCTCTTGGTCGAGCCCCTTCTGTGCGGCTTCGACCATTGACCTCACATAGTCCTCGTCCACCGTCCCATCGTCGAGCCGGGGCAGGGAGTGCTGGTCGTCGATGAACGAAATCTGCCACGTGTGGTTCGGCATCTCGGTGGCGGTCGCGCCCCGGATGTCGTCACGGATGGACGCCAGTCCCTGCGCCACGTGCTGCGCATCGCTGAACGACTGCAGGCTGCTGGACGGGAACGAGAGCGTCACCCGCGCATCGTGGTCGGCAGCATCGACACCCGCCGTGACGGCGTCCACCGGACTGAAGTGCCAGACCTCGCGCTGACGCATGACGTACGACATGATGTCGGCGAGGTCGTTGCCCCGCATCGCGCTGCTGAGCATGGTCAGTGGGACCAACGGCTGCGGCGTGTCGGCATCCCAGAACCCGATGCCCCGGTCGTCCAGCCCATCCACGACGATGCCGAAGTTGTCGCGCATGTCCTGCATCAGCCCGACCTGCACGCCACGCATGAAGGCGTGACGCTCGGCCCGGTTGGCTGGCTCGTTGAGCAGGTCGAGAACCGGGTTGGCCCACGACATCGTCGTCCCCTCGGGGAAGTAGATGTTGGCCGGGATGGTGCGCAACTGGCTGGCCACGTCCTGTGCGGGCATCGAGGTCGCCACCCGTCCACGTACCTCGCGGGCCTTGCCCGCCATCAGCGCCATGTCGGCAGCGGTCCAGACCCTGTACCCGCCCAAGCCCTCGGCGTTCGCGGCCTTGGCCATCGCGTTGTAGTAGCCGACGAGGTAGGCGTGCGTCTCGTCGCTCTTCGAGGTGAGGGTCAGGCCGGTGGTGTCAACGCCGTTCTCCTTCAGGTCAGCCAACGTCTCGGGCGTGACGTAGCCCGCACCCTCGTACGCCGCATCGTCCGCGACGATGGGCATGGACCCGTCCATGCGCCCAATCGCTCGCCGGTTGCTGTTGCCCAAGAGAACGTCCATCGCGTCGTTGATGTCGGGCGGGACGTTGGGCACGTCGAACGGGTACTTCAGCCCACGCAGCAGGTGCTGCGTCTGGAGCAGCGCGACCTGCGCGTCCTTGCTCTCACGCTCGACGGCCATCTCCGTGGCCGGGCGGAGCCCGCGCTGCCACGCCTGCTCCAGCGTATGGATGAACAGGGTGACCGCGCCCCGCCCACCCCGTGAGGGCATCGCCGCTGCGATGGACGCCAGCGCCCGCGTGTCGTTGCTGTTGAACACCTCGTCGGGGTCGAACCGCACACCATGCTCGTCGGCGGTGTCGGAGGTGTGCATCAACTCTTCGATGCGATAGCGGGTGTCATCCCACGCCTCGGAGAAGGACGGCAGTTGGTCCTCGTCGATGACCGCCTTGATGTCCTCCAGCCCCTGCTCGGGCGTGATGCGCCCGAACCTGCGCTGGCCCACCACGACGGTGCCCTCGGGTGGGCGGGCTGCCTCGGCCTTGGCAATCTCCTCCTGCGCCACCTCGCGCAAGCCCTCCTGCGTCTCGGGTCGGGCACGTGTGGTCAGGTCGATGAGCGCCGCCGGGTCGGTGGCGGCAAGGTGCTGGGCGTAGGCGACGTTGCGCTCGTGGATGGGCGGGTCGCCAAGCATCAGGCGGTTCACGCCTGTGACGCGAGCCTCGCCATCGGGCACAACCGTGAGGTGGATGACGTTGCCCCCACCGTACGTGTTGGGCTTGTCCGTTCGCTTGATGATGCGGAAGGGCTGGTCCCTCGGCAGCAGGTGTTCGCCCTCGTAGCCCTCGATGAGGTTCATGTGGAACCCGGCGGGCAGTTCGTAGTGGATGATGACGCCCTGATGGTTGGTCCCACTCTGAAACTTGTGACCACCGCCCTCAGCGAACTCCATCGCCTGAGCCTCGTCGTCGCTCGTTGAGACGAACGCCGGGTCCTGCAGGATTTCACCGGGCTGCCTGTCGAACTCGTCGCGGATGTCGAGCCCCCACTCGTCCATCGCCCGACTGATGTTGACCCCACGGTGGAACGTTCCCGGCTCGCGCAGCACGCCCTTCTGAATGGACTGGTCGAGGTACTCGACCAGTTGCCGGACCCGGTCGTCGGAAATGTGCTGGGCGTCGGGGTCGAGCATGTGCCCGCGCAGGAAGGTATTGATGTTGGCGTAGATGGAACTCTTGTAGTCCTCGGTCGCGCCCTGCTCCGCTACCGTGAGCATCTTCTTGAGGTCGATGGCCCACGGTGTGGTCGCACCCGCCTCACCGCCCTGCTGGAACAGTTCGTCCAGCCACGGCATCTGCTGGTAGCCCTCACGGAGGGCAGGCGTAGGAACCCCCTTCACCTCACCGACAGCCTGCTGGATGGGGACCCAGCCGTTCTCGGTGTAGACCTCCATCGGGACATCCCCGTAGTTGATGTCTTGGCTCAGCACGTAGTCGTGGGCCTTCTGGCGCTTCAGGTTGGCAGCCGGGGACTCACGCTCAGCCTCGACTGCATCGCGGTCGAACCGGATGAGGTGCTGCGCAGAGGCGTCGTAGGCAGAGATGGCGCGGAGCGGGCTGGTGCTGACCCTGTCGTACTGGGTCCCGACCGCGCCCCAGCCCAGACCCTTGGACGCGAACTTCAGCCGCTCCATCGCCTGCTCGGTGACGGGAAGGTAGAGCATGTCCCGGCTCTCCGACCCGGCAGTGATGGCATCGACGTGCCTCTGCAACTCGGGTGGCAGCGAGTCCACCACCCCACCGTTGATGGAGTGCCGGATGAGCCACGTCTTGTACGGCTTGTCGCCACCCTCGTTCTTCAGGATGGCGTGGCCGATGTCAGACCGAACGTCGGTCAGCGCCTGTGGGGGCAACACCCCAGCGTCCACCGCCCAGCGTGGGATGTCATCGAAGTGAAGCCGGATGAACTCCTCCTCGGTGAGGTTCTTGCCAGCGGCTGCTCCCTGCACGAACGCCCGCGTGGCCTTGATGGCGGCATCACGAGCGCGACGAGTAGCCACCGCCGTCGGCCCGGTCAGCCCCCGGAGATACGTCGCACGGTGGCCGCGCCAGAACTCATCCACCGTCTGCCCGGTTGCCAGCCGCCAGATGTCCTCGGCTGCCTTGTCGCTGACCTTACCCACGTGGGTGTCCATCCCGGCACGGCTGACCTCGCTCAGCCAGTCGTCCTTGGTCATCGCCCGGAGGTCGCGCTGCAGCGCCTCGCCCGACGCCAGCCCCTCGGACTCCCGTGTGTCCAATCCCTGCTCGGTGCGAACGTGGTCGAGCAGTTGCTCCACGTCGCCGAACGTGTAGTCGCCCCGCCGGGAGCCGTCGGTGGTGAGACGAATGCGCCCCTGCCCCACGTTCTTCAGGTTGAGCAGGTCGTGGGTGAGACCAATCGCGTGACCGTCCTTGTCGGCCAGCGACAGGTTGGCTGCCAGCCAGCGTTCGGCAATCTCGGCCCGGTCCACCGTGCCGTACTCGTAGGCGAGGTCGCCCCAGTTGCGCTCGAACTGGTCACCCCAGATTTCATGGAACGCGGCGTACAGGTTGTCGCCGATGATGCGCCGTGCTTCCATGCCAGCGGCTGCCTGCTTGCGCTCGGCGATGGCTGGCTTGGTGCCCTTGATGCGGCCCCAGACACTGCCCGCCCCGAAGTGGCTGCGGGCCTCGGCGGCTTGGTAGATGCGCATGGCGTTCATCTCGGCGTTCTCAGCCAAGAGACCGTCGGGCTCACGTGAGGCGAACACGTACTGGCGGATGGCGTTGTACGTCGCCAGCCCCTGCTGGTACTTCGCGGCGTCCCGACGCAGCGGCAGGGGAACGCCACGCATGTAGTCGAGGATGTACGGCTCGACCAACTCCATCGACATGAACACCGGGTTCAGCGTGAAGCGCATCAGCGGGTACAACTTCTCGGACAACTGGCCCCAGTAGTTGCCTGCCGCGCCGGGCGCTCGGGCCTTGACCATGCCGGTGAACTTCTGCGTTGCCCCCACCAGCGAGACATCGCCCTCCATCGCCCGGAGGAAACCCGTGACGACCTGACGCTCGGTGAGTTTGGAGGCGACGTTGCCGTACACCGACGTGTTGCCCTTCACGTCTTCGAGGACACCGTGAACGGCGTCCATCATCTGGTCGGGCGACATGCCCCGTGGGAGCAACCGGCCTTCCTGCGCCTCGAACATCAGCGCCTTGAACAGCCTGTCGGCCAGAGCGGGTGGCAGGGCGATGTTGCCCGACTCCTTCGACGCCATGTCGGTGATGAACCGGCGGCGTTGGTTCCACAGGATGCGCTCGCCCCGGATGCCCCGGAACATCGACATGTTCATAGACTGCCAGCGGCTCACCCGCTTGGCTGCCGGGATGCCGTCCGCCCAGAACTGCAGCCACGGCTGCGCGTTCTTGATGCCGCCGTCGGCGTTGTGGGTGATACGCCACTGGGCGTCGAGCGGTGCATTCTCGGGGATGCCGTTGGCGAGGCCGTACTCGAAGTTCGAGCCGTCCTTCGCCCAGTCCTGCAGTTCCTGCGGGATGTCGGTGCGGATGTTCCCGGCTGCGTCCTTCAGGTTGATTTCCTGCGGCAGCGACGAGCGGTTGGTATCGAGGTAGTCCCGCACGTCGTGGATGAGGTCGGCGTCCTTGACGGTCTGCCGGTTCATCCAGTTGAAGTCGTCGTAGTTCTCGGTGAATGCCCTCACCTTGGCCACGTCGCCAGCCTTGATGGCGGCGTCCAGTTCCTTCACCCGCAGGTTGGTCAGGGTGCGGGGCGTAATCATCGTGATGTCGTGCGGGTCGATGTCCTTTGGCAGCACGCCTCGGGCAGCAGCATCGTGGATGGCAGCCATCACGTTGGTGTGCAGCACCTTGCCCTTGGTGTAGTAGTACAGCCCGTGGACGGCCATCGCCATGTCGGCGCTGACCTTGCCCACACGAGCCGCCACCTTGGCTGGGTCCACCTGCAGGATGGCAGCCAACTTGTTGACGGTCTGCTCGCGCATCTGGTCGGCGGGCAGGGACGCAACCCGGATGTCCTTGGTCTTCTCGACCTGCGTCTCGATGTACTTCCCGATGTTGGTGTCGTACGCCCCACCGGCCAACTGCGCTCGCGTGGCCTCGGCGGAGTTCAGGGTCGGGTGCTTGGGGATGGCGTTGATGCGAGCCGCGTCGTTGGCCGTCTCGCCCGCCGCCGTCTCCTGCATCCCGTTCGCGCCCCACGTTCCGACCGCCTCCATGATGCGGTCGCCGCCATCGGTGGCGAGGTCGTCGGCGATGGACGTGAGGTCGCGCACGACGTTGGGCTTCAGCGCCGCAACGACCGCCGTGGACGCCGCCATGTGCAGGGCTTCCATCGACCGCTGTGCAGCCCGCGACCCGCTGAAGAAGTTGATGGGGTCGCTGGCCTTGGCAATCTTGTCGGCCACCTTGTAGATGATGTTCTGGGTGGCCGTGTCGCTGATGGGGCCGAGGGCGCTCGTTCCGATGCGCTCCGAAATCTTCAACTTCAGGTGATTGGGAACGTCCTCGCCATTGGCCACACGGTCGAGCAGGTCGTGGTTGACGGCCTGCTTCATCACGCTCAGGTCGCCACGCGACAGGTTGACCGCACTCAGGTCTTGCCCGTCCTGCGCCAACTTGGCCAGTTCACCCACTCGGCTGCCGTCCCCGGCCAGCGCGGCAACCGTGCTGCCCTCGCGTGCTGCAGCCGACGAGAAGATGCGGGCGATGTCAGCCGTTCCCTCCACGGCACCGGCCACCGCGCCCACACCCAGCGATGCCCAGTTCACTGGGTCGGTCAGGATTGACCACACCGTGTTGGCAATCGGGTCGTTCGTGAAGCCGCGCTGCGACAGGACCAGTTCGTCCAAGGCCCGGTCACGAGTCCACTCGCCCGAGTCAATCTTCTGCTGGATGTCGTCGGGCAGCGCCCCACGCGCACCGGACATCCCGGCGTACGTGCGCTGGATGGCCTCACCGACCAGACCGGGGATGTTGAGGATGGACTGGAACGCCCCGCCCAAGTTAGTCGGTATCTTCAGCGTGTCGCGCAGGATGTACGGGGTGAACTGCTCGATTTGGCTGTTGGCCGCGTCGATGATTGGTGCGAGGAACGGCACGCTCTGGATGCCCACCCCGCCCGCGATGGACAGCGGTGCCTCGATGGTCTTGCCGATGTCGGCCCCGATGGTCTGACCTGCCTCGCCCTGCCCCAAGATGCCGCCGACCGTTGACCCCACCGCACCCAGCAGTCCGGCGAACAGCCCGCCGGGCGTACTTGGCGAGTAGTACCGGGCCACCGACCCCAGCGGACTGTTGTCCTGTGCCGGGTCGATGGGGATGGGCGCGTTCATGCGTGAGGTGGAGAGCGGGTCGAGGAGGTTGATGTTCTCCTTGCCCACACTGGCGAACTGGCGTGTCTGCGTGTTGCCGTCAGCCGGACCGTAGTAGACCGCACTGCCGCCGTTGCGGGTCGAAACCGGACCCAAGCCGTACGAACTCGCGGGCGCGTTCGAGCCCGACCCGAAGCCGAACCCGCCACCCGAGGTGGAGGCTGCCGCGTTCGCGCCCCACGTTCCGCCGAGGGTCACCTACGCCCCCGACGGATGCGGCTGGTAGTTGCTGCTCCCAGTCGGCTCGACGCTGGTCCCGACACCACCGGAGCCACCCGGTCCGCCGTACCACGTGTTCGGGTTGATGCCCGGAGGCGGCGCGGTGTTCTCACCCGGCAAACCAGTCGCGGTCGGCATCGGTAGCGGCGGCGGCGGCTTGGGCGGTGCCGGTGGCGCTGGCGGCTTGGGCACGACAGCCGTGGACGGACCGGGGGCACCGGGGCCGAGTTGACCGGGTGCCTTCGGGATTGGTGCGACGTACGGTGTCGGGGTCTGCGGCATCCCGATACCCGGCGTCTGCCCGAGTGCGCCCATCCAGTCGGGCGCGAATGGGTTGACCGAACCGGGCACCCCGGTCTGTGGCTGGAACATCTGCGGCATCCCCGGCACCTTGATGCTGGAGAGGGAGATGGCCGGGTTGAGGACGTTGGCCTTCTGCTGGTCGAGGTTCGCCTTCGCGTTGGGGTCACCCGGAGTGGCGACACCGTAGAGCAGGTTCAGGCCCAGCCTCTGCATGTTGCCGTTCTGCAGCCGCAGGTTGGCCTCGTCGATGCCCTGCATCATCGACAAGCGGCGGTCGAACTCAGCCTGCCCGACGGACGATGGGGTGATACCCGACCGCGCCAACTGGCTCTGCAGCACCTGCGTCTGCGGGTTGTACTGGTTGTCCTGCGCGTAGGTGGTGGCCATGACGTTGTCGGACGTGCCGGTCTTGTACAGGTCCACCCGCGTGTGGAGTTGGTTGAGGTCACGCAGGGCAGCGGCGCGGTTCGGGTCGTTCCACGGCATGGCGGCGATGGACTGCTGGAAGGTCGTGACGTACTGGTCGGCCAGCCGCTGGGCGTTGGGGTCCTGCTTGTGGAACAGCGCACCCACGGCCAGCGAGGTCTGGGTCGCACCGGATGTGCCGTACGTCCCCATCGGGAAGTTGCCCGACGCCAGCGGGCGACGGGCACCGGCAACGCCGGTCACGATGCCCGCGATGTCGGCGGTCGCCAGCGGCTTGCCGGTGCTGTCGGAGCCCACCGTGGTGGGAACGATGACCTGACCGGCGGTGTTCTTGGGGGTGGTGGCCGACACCGGCGGCTGCTCGTGGAACATGAACGGGTCATTGGCGCTGCCGTCGCCGGTCCGGTACAGCGTGCGGCCAACGCCGTCGGGACCCTTCACACCGTGGATTTCCACCCACGGGGCGTTGGTCGGGACACCCGGTCCATTGGTGAGGTGAACCTGCCCGGTCTGCTGCGGGTCAATCTTGTTGCCGTTGGCATCGACCAGCGCAAGTTGGGCCGGGATGGGTGTGACGTACATGGTGGGGATGACGGTGTGCGGACCGGGCGTGCCATCAGGACCCGGCACCGACTGCGAGCCGTCGGTGAACATCGACGTGCCGGGGATGGCGACAGCACCCGGCGGGGTCGGCTCCTTCGGGCTGTGGATGTGGTAGTTGAAGAGGGGGTCGCCGTTGCCGTCGAGCGCAATCACGCCGTTCGCGTCCACGATGGGGTCGGTGGACATCCAGCCGCCCTGCGTCAGGTTGCCCGCGTCGGAGTTCATGCCGTTGAGCAGGTTCTGCAGGAAACCACTCGGGTTGCCGGGGGACAGACCAGCCGCCGCGTCGAAGATGGTGTAGTCGTCACCGGGCACCTTGCCCTGCGCTCCGGGTGCAGCCTGTGCGGTCCGCGCACCGGGTGCCTCGATGGGCTTGGTGGGGTCGCTCAGCGCCTGATTGACCTGACCGAGGGTGGCGATGAACGCGCTCGCCGTCTTCACGTCCACCGTCGAGAGCGTCAGCGGCCCGCCCTTGGTGACCGTGATGTTCTTCGCCTCGGCGACCAACTTGTCGTGGTAGGTCTGGGTCGCGTTCCTCGCACAGAACGGGTCGCCGTTGCAGTCACTCAGGTCCTTCATGTAGTTGTTCGTCGCAATCTGGACGCGCTCGTTCGCGTCGGCCTGCCGGATGCGGGCACCGGCGTAACTCTGCTCGCCCGCCCGCTTGGTCCAGCCCTTGCGCTCGGTGTCGGAGGTGGACTTGCCGACCAGCGTGGCCAGTCCCGAGTCCCCGCGTGAGAGCAAGTCGGTCAGGTTCTGGCGGCTGTACGTCCAGTTCGGGTTGGTCTTCTTGATGTTGGCGTTCATCGCGTCGATGGCACCCTGCACCGCAGGGTTGCCCTCGGCCTTGCCGTTGTCGAGAACATCGAGGAACTTGGCGTAGCCCGCACTGTTCTCGTCGATGTCGTCGAGGTTGTTGCCGGTCTGCGGCATGGCCCCGTACAACTTGGCGATGACCACCAAGTCCTGTGTCGCCTCCTCGGCCCCCTGCACGTGGCCCTTGTAGAAGCCGTTGACCCAGTTGGCGTGCGCGGCAGCCGCGCTCCGCGCCCCGCCCGCCGCCCGCTTGGCCGTGGCCGATGCGTTCCACTTGGCCGCGCGGTCGAGCAGTGAGCGGTAGAACTCACTGTCCTGCTGCACGTCGGGACGGGCTGCCCAGTTCTTGTAGAACTGGGCCATCTGGGCGTCACTGACCTTCTTCTGGTCGTTCTTCAGCACCATCTTCGACTCGTTGATGCTGAAGTCGTACTGGATGTAGTTGTTGTTCCACTGGTCCCAGTTGGGGTCGGTGGGGTCAAGTTGGTCCCGCCGCATCTTCATGTGGTCGAGCAGGCGCGAGTCGGTCACGCCCTTGCCATCGACCTTCCCGCCGTTCTTCCACGCATCGACGAAGTTCTGGTCTTCCTGCGCGTTGGCCTCACGGACCAGCGCGACGATGGTGTTGGTCAGGTCGGGTGCTGCCTTCGGGATGCGCCCGAAGGTCCCACTACGGGCCACGGATTACCGTCCCGACTTCTGTATCTGGCTCTGGCTCACGATGCGCGGCTTGCTCTGCCCGCCTTGGATGCGGACCTGACTGAGCATCTGGCTCGGCACCGGCGGACCACCGGGGGCACCGGGCGCATTCGGCGCGGGGGTCTCGCCCGGTGCGCCCGGTGGCGGTGGGGCAGCACCCGGCCCACCCATACCCTCAGGGCCAGCGGCACCCATAGCCGCCCCTTCGGGGGTGTTACCGGGCTGCTGCTCAGGCGGTGTGTTGGGCGACTCGCCGGGACCGTTGCCCGATGGCGTGCCCTGCGCCCCGCCCTGTCCCCGGAGCGCGGCCATGTTCGCGGCCATGCCCTGCTCGGCTTCCTGCCCCTGCTGCTGCAGACCCTGCGGCTGCTGCTGCTGCAACTGCTGCATCATCGCCATCAGCGAGACCATGACCTGAACGCTGGCCGGGTTGAGGGTCGCGTCGGTCTGCTCCTCGCGGATGACATCCTGCTCGGCCTCGGGGTCGTCCACGCCGGTGCGGTCCATCGCCCGCTTGGCCGACCACAACTTGCCTTCCTTCATGTTCAGCGCGATGGTGGACATCTCGGCGTCGTCGCGTGGGGTCAACGACGGGGACTCGATGTACAACTTCGTCGTGCCTTCGAGCATCGGCTTCAGTTCGGGCATCTTCTCGATGAACATGGTCCGGGCGATTTCCCAGTTGTCCTGCCGCCACTGGTAGTACATGTCACGCGGCATGGTCATCCGGGTCTCGTAGTTGCTGACCAGCGCAGCCACGGCCTTGCCCGAACTCATCACCTGCGTCGGGGCCATGCCGCGCATCAGGTCGTTGAGCCCACTGACATCGACCAGTTCGCGGTCAACGCGAGACATGTACTGCTCGATTTGGAACTCGGGCATCCACGGCTGGAGTGCCTCGACCCTATTGCCCCCGCCGGGCGCGATGATTTGGTTGGGGGTGGGATGGAGGTTGGGGTCAACCTCGGAGGGCGCTTCGGCTCCGGTCAACTGCCACATCTGCCCAGCGATGGCCCGGTGAATCATCTGCGCGTTCTCGGACAGCCTCTCGTCCTTCTCGCGCATCAACTGCTCGATGTCCCAGAAGTTGCTCTTACCGTTGGGCAGGCCGGGGATGAACGAGTTGAACAGTGGGACGTACGGCAGTTTGCCCCGGTACTCCTTGTGGACCTCGTTCTTGACCATGCAGTTGCCGACGAAGATGGCGTTCCACGTCTCGAACTTGACCGGCTTGCCGTACTCCCAGCGGGCATCGGCGCGGGGCTTGCGGTACCAGTAGTCGCTGACCTCGATGCGCAGGTCGGTGGACGGCGTCCAGTTGGCGAGGGGATACGGGTCGTACGGGCCAAGCCCGGTGATGCTGTCCACCATCCCGAGGCGCTGGGGGTAGGCGACGTACGGGTAGGACTCACCATCGGCGGTCATGCCATGCTCGATGGTGACGCCCCAGTCCTCCAGTGCTTGGTCGGGTGTGACCAAGTACGAGTAGCACGCCCAGTCCAAGCGGTTGTACTGGGTCGATGACCAGCCCAGATACAGATTCCGAGGCTGGTCCACCACCTCGAACTTGGGCATCTTCTCGTCGTTGTCCCACGTGATTTTCGATGCCGTCCGGCCATACAGACCCTTGGTCACACAGGCCCGGTGGCAGAGCATCTCGTAGAAGTTCTGGTCCTTCCACGCCCAGTACAGGCGCTCGACCAGTTGCGCCGTCGTCCGGCCCGCGTCGGTCTGCGCGGTGGGGATAACGTTCTCGATGGGCTGGAACGAGGTCAGGGCAGCGGGGATGTCCACGTACGGGGCGTAGCCGTTGACACTGACGTGGGCCATGCCCGACCCCGGCTGTGCGGAGAAGTCGTTGCCCCAGTGGTCGGCCCCACCAGCGGTGAAGACCTGCGGGTAGTAGAGGTTGTCCCAGCGGTCGCACAGTGTGGCGAACACGCGCTGCTCGGGCTCGGTGGCGAGCCGTCGGCCATGCAACACGTTGAGGAGATTGATGGCCTCTTCGTCGTTGCCCTGCTGTTCGGCGACTGCTGCGCCCTGATGTACGTCGAGAACGTACAAGACCTACCCTCGGCGACGGTCCATGTCGGTGACGGAGGAGTAGGTGGCGACCCGAGACCCGAACGCTGCGGTGGGTGGCCCGCTACTGACACGGGACTGTACACCACGGGGCGAAGCCCCGAAGTAGTCGAACGGCGCAGAGCGCACCCCGTTGGCCGGAACGAACTTCACCATCGACCACGCGACAGCGAGGGCCATGACCGCGTCAGTCTGGAGTTTCTTGTCGTCCAGACGGTAGCCAAGGAGTTGCCGACGCAGGGTCAGCCACGGCCCCTCCCTCGGGAACTTCACCTTCGAGGTCTCCAGCGCCCGCTTCAGGTCGATGAGCAACTTCAGTTTCTTCCCCCGCGTACCACCGAACTCGACGCTGCGGATGGGGATGGGCAAGGAGTCGCGGAACAACGCCCCGCCGAACCCAGTGGTGTCTACGCCCGTCATGCATGACACGCCCTTCCCTGTGTAGGCCATGTGCTGGTTGGTGACGAGTGCGGCGATGACGGGTCCCGTGGTCCGCCCGGTCTGGTGCTGCGCGTTGACCCCGAAGACGTGGTCGTGGTTGGTGACATCGAGAACGATGGACCACGTGGAGTCGAAGGTGAGCGCCGGGTCCACGCCCTGCACGTAGCGATGTGAGGGCAACGCCGCGATGGCCAGCGGGTAGCCCTCGACGAACGCTGCGTCCACTGCGCTCTGGGCGAAGAACGAACTCTTCCCTTCGAGGAACTCGCCGTCGATGTTCTGTGGGACCAACTCGACCGGCATCTGTGACACCAGTCTGTCAAAGACGGCTTCGTCGATGCCAAAGCCCACGTTCTGGCGGGTAGACATCCGAAGGGACATCTTGTCCTGCTTGCGGTCAGGCGCAGTGGGGTCGCCTTCGTACCACGCATCGGCGAATGCGGTGAGACCTTCGGTCGCGGTGCCCACCAGCCAGAGTTGTCCACCGGTACTCAACCGCCGCATGTGGAGAACTTCGTTGACGACGAACTCGAAGTTGGGGTCGAACCCGCATTCGTCGTAGGAAATCCCGTTCATGTCCTTGCCGAGGGAGCCGATGGCCTTCTCGCCGGTGGTCCGGTAGTGGATGGTCCCACCGCCGAACACGGGATGTATCTGCGCCCACAGGTACTCGGAGCGGTACTTCTTGTCCATCTCGACCACCTGTGGCCCCAACTCTTGGGTCAATGGACAGCCGTTCTTCTGTGCTTCGTGATTGCCTTGGAGCAGACGGCGCAACTCGATGTACGCCAACTCCGAAGTCTCCTGCGCGATGGCCAAGTGGTACCACTCGTAGGCTTGGGCGGTCCATTTCGCCAGCGATGAGCGCGAAGACAGCCTCGGTGGGGGCAATCCCAACTTGTAGAACGTCGAATGGAAGTGGCAAATCGTCTCTATGAGCGTTTTCCCCGCACGATTACCCGCCGCGAGGGCGATGTCGAAGTAACGGGGTCGCCATCCGGTCATATCGCGCATCAGGACGGCGTGCGCGAACTCAATCTGCCCCGGATGGAGAGTCACACCCAAGAAACGGGCGGCGAAGAACTCGATGTCCCACCGTCCACGGGCAATATCGTGCGCGAACGCCCCCGACACGAGGGCAGTGGGGTCAAACGCCGCCTCTTTGCTGGCATCTGCCCGCTGACGGGACCCGTGCTTGCTCTCTGGGGTCCTCGGTGGGGGCATCAGCCCTGTCGCAGGTGGTCAGGAGCGAGGTTCTCCTCGCTGTAGAAGCCCTCGATGATGTCCGGGTCCTCGTCTTGGGGGTTCGGCAGGTACTTGACGGGCGTTCGGGACCCGCCACCGGCCAGCGCAGCCGCCAAGTTGAGCATGAACGAGCGGTCAGCAGCCTTCTCGGCGCGTCGGTCGAGCAGTTGCTGGGCTGTCAGGCCGTCACGGAGCGTGGGCTGGAGTTTCCCAGCCGCCATCTGCTTCATCGTGCGACGAACGACGGTCGCTGCGAGGTCGTCGGTGTCGGCGATGACATCCTCGGGGATGACATCGGGCGCGGTCGCGGGGTCGGCGACGATGATGGGGTCACCCCGGAGGATGGCGTTCTTGTCGTTGGCCCACTGACGACGGGCCGCGCCCTCGGCTGTGGCAATCCGGGGTCGCCCGCGCCGACGGGAGGGCAGCGGCGCGGGCTTGACCACGGCGGGCACTACCTTTGGAGCGACGGGCAGGTCGTCCTCGCCTATCTCGATGAACTCGACCACGCCCCGCAGGGTACACGAACGCCCCGACTGCCTTCGCAGGAAGCCGGGGCGTTCGTTGCTTTCCCCATCCCTAGGGAACGCTTTGAGAGTAGCGCGGGCTTTCCCCGGTCCGCAACTACCCTCGCTTCATTCGGCTCCGCTCAGAAGGGGAGGTCCGCGTCGGGGTCCTCGGCAGCGGCGACGGGTGCCGCCGAAGCCTTCCTCGGGCTCACAACCTCCGGGGCGCTAGCGGGACTCGCCGTCGGAGCCTCGCCCGCAGCGGCCCGATTGGTCGGGCGAGTGGGAGTGGCGGAGACGGGGGTGGGCGTGGCCCCGATGACCTTGGCGTAGCCGCCGTCATTGAGGTCCGTCTGGATGAGGCAGGTCTTGCCGATGAGGTCGTTCATGGTGAACGTCGCACCGGGCTGGACTGCCGATGGCCCAAGGAGCGCCACCAAGAAGGCAGCGGTCTTGGACTTGGGACCGGTCATCTGGGACGACAGGCCCGAGACGCTGATGGGGTCGCCGGGACTACCATCGTCGTTCACGGTGGGGACGGCGAACGTCCACTCGAACACGTCGCGGGACTCGCCCTTCACCTCGATGGTGCGCTCCACGACGGAGGTCAGCGAGGCGGGGTAGTTGCCGGGTGGCAACTGGTCGTCGGGAACGCCCGAACCGACCGTGATGGTGAGGGGTGTAGCCATCGTGGCTGTCTCCTGCTGGGTGCGCGTCGTGCGGGTGGCTCAGTGCCGTTCGCTCCTGCGCGGATGAACAGTAACACAAAACCCCTGTCAAGTGTTGCCGGGGGGCCAACACCATCAAGGGGTTCTGTGTCTTCTTTGCACCTACCCGGAGGCGCAGACACAGCATACAACATCGGAGTATAGTCAACCCCTTCTTTGCGACGACCACCTAGGAGCAGCGCATGTCAGCCATCCCATCCCCGGACTGGGACACCATCGAAGCGGTGTCGCTGACGCTGGCGACCTACGGCTGCTTCCCCGTGAAGTTGTGCCGGGTCACCGACCACAGCCACAAGGACAAGGACGGCGTGTCCCGCCCGTGCCGCACTCCGGGCAAGCGCCCAGAAGAGGGGGGCTGGGAGAAGGGCAGCCGCGAGAAGAACCTGCCCCTGATGGATGCGTGGCGGACGATGGGCTACAACGTCGGCAACGTCATCACCGACCCGGCTGTCGGGATGGACGAGGATGTCCCCGGCGGGCTGACCAAGTGGTTCGAGGAGTTGGACGAGCCCGTCCCGTACACGCTGGGCGACGAGGTTCCCCTCACCGGCAAGCGACACTTCATCGTCCTGCGCAACCCCAACGTGCCGGGTGAACTCGCAGGTGACTTCCGGTTGGAGGACGGGACAGTCATCGGCGAAGTCGCACGCGACGGAGCGCGGCAGTTCGTCACACCGGGCAACGTCTGGCGCAGCACCGACGGCAGCCAGTACGACGTGAGGAAGTGGAACGGCATCGACGTTGTCGCCACACTCAGCGAGAACGCGACTCGGCGGCTGCTGGCCAACCAGATGAACGGTGGGACTTACACCTCACGCCCCGAACTGGAAGGCGAGTGGCAGTGGGCGGACGAGATGGGTTCCCGTCACAACATGTTGGTCAAGGAGGCACGGCGTCTGGCTGGGACCATCCGTGACGAGGACATGGGCGTCATGGTCTTGGGCGACTGGGCGATGCGCCACAACCTCGCAGGTCGCCATCCCGAGACCGGGCGCATCGTGGACGACGCGGAGGTGCGCGAGGCGTTCGCATCAGCCCTGCGCAAGTACGACGAGGACCCCGCCCCCATCACCCTGCTGGTCCCGACCATCGAGGCCCACCAGCAGCAGCAGGAACAGCATCAGCAGCGCCTGACATGGGAGACGCTGGAGACCTTGCCGTACGGAGCGACACCCTCGCCCTTGGTCCTCAACCAGTTCATCGCACCCGAGGGCTGGACGGTGCTGTACGCCAACGGCGGGACAGGCAAGGGCTTCTTGGCTTTGTGGATGCTGCACCAGTACCTGCTGGCCAATCCCGACAAGCGGGCGATGGTGCTGGACTACGAGGGCCACCAGTGGGAGTGGGGCAACCGGGCACGCAACATGGGCTGGTCGCAGAGCGAGCGCGAGCGGGTCATCTACATCGACCCGTACGACCCGGTCTGGAAGAAGGGGCATACGCTCGCTGGCCTCGCGCCCTCGTTGCGCCCCCACGCAGACGCGGAGGGGGTGGGGCTCTTCATCGTGGACTCGTACTCGACGGCTGCGGGCACGGGTAGCGAGATGGGCGGGCTCGAAGGGGCGGTGGACTTCTTCAAGGCGGGGTCTGCGTTGGGCGCACCGGGCTTGGTGCTTGCCCACACATCGAGCGAGGACCGCTTCCCCAAGCGACCGTTCGGCTCGGTGTTCATCCACAACCTCGCTCGTGAGACGTGGTCGGGAGCGCAACTCAGCGTGGACACCGGACTCATCGTCAAGGGCCAGTTCGGTGTGACGGAAACGGTCATGCAGGTAGAACTGCGCAACATGAAGCGCAGCGTCGGTCAGCGGGTCACGGCAGGGCAGGTATTCGACATCGGCTTCCGCTCGACCGGGGCCATCACGGTGGACTACATGCAGACCTACCAGCGCCCGATGCGCGACCTCATCGCGGATGTTCTCGCGTCCTCGTCAGCGGCGATGACCGCCAAGGGCATCGCCGCTGCCATCAAGGAGGACTACGACCGGGACGTGGATGAGACCACCGTGCGCCGGACCATCGAGCGCGGCATTGACGGCGTCATCGAGGTGGGCACCAAGCGCCCCAAGACATACGCCGCGTCGGAACAGGACGAACAGGACAAGGGGGGTCTGTAGGACCCCCCCCCTTGTCCTGTTCGTTCCTTCAGTGGTTCAACAGGACACGTCCAAGCGTGAACAGGACAACGAACAGGACAACTCCCAGCGTGGAACAGGACAAGGAGCAGGACATGGTTTCTCCCATCCCGAACAGGACAACCCTGAGCGTGGCGAACAGGACAACTTCGGACGAGTGGCGGTGCGACTACTACTACTTTCCCGGCCAGCCAGACCCCGACAGCAATGCTGATGAAGAGGGCCGCTGCCAGCGGTTGGCGTCACGTTTCGACCCGGCGACTGGACGGCATTGGTGTGACATCGAGTGGCACGATGCCTAAGCAGAAGACACCCATCGAACAGGCCATCGAAGCCATCCAAGCGGCACAGGCCAGAGGCATCCCACCACCCACCGAGATAACCCTGAGCGAGGGTGCGATGGCGCAGATACGCGACCTCGTCAAGAACTCACCTGTCGCTGGCACGGGCAGGGCGAACACCTTGCTGGGCGTGCCCATCAACGTGACCACAGCGCCAAGCGGTGGCCCACTGATGAAAGCGTACGAGGCACAGAAGAAGCGAGCGGCCCAAACACAGGGCAGGCGCATCGAGGGGCTCGTCTTCGACGAGAGCGGTACGCAACTGCAGCGTGACCTCGAAGACTCGCTGTGGGCGCTGGCCACGCTGCACACGCCCTGCTTCACGAGAGGCGCACTCGCCAACCACGTGGGACCGGGGCACATGGAGGGCGACTGGTACGTGAGACATCTCTACGAGGAAGAGGTGCAACTGCTGTGCAAGTGCCGGATGATTCTGGTCATGGCACGTTGCCAGTTCGACGACGGTCGTGGTGCGTGTGAGGAACCGGCCTTCCCGAAGGAGGGAACCTTTCGCAAGGACGTGAGGTGTTCTCAGCATGAGTGACGAGCAGCCCTTGGTGTTTGCCGTCGCACCGGGTGGCACGTTCAGCATCCAGCCGCCAGAGCGTCCGGCCACTCGGGACGGGCTGTCGCCCGTCCCTCGCTCTCGTACCAGCAAGGCGCAGGAGGAGTACGACGCCAAGCGTCGGCCTCAGGCTGTGCTGCTCTATCGCTTCCTCGCTGCGAGTCTGGAGACCGGGCGTAGTTGGAGGGAGTGCTGGGCATTGGGAGAGAGCCAAGAGTCTTTGGAGGAGTACGAACTCAACGCTGGCTGGGATGTGGGACCAATCGTCGTGTGGTTGCGCTCACATGGGGTGGACATCGAGGCGCTGTACGACGTGGTCGCAGGCGAGACGCGGTTCTACCTGAGGGTCGCAGTGGTCGGTAACCCCTGAGTTACGTTCCCCCCACGCCTAGGTTCTAGAGGGGCAGCATTCCACACACACACTTCGCTGTCACCAAAGGTGGCGGGGGTGGGGATTGAGCGTCAACGGAGTTTTTGGCCTCGGCGCGGAGTACATACACAGACCGAGGTCTGTGTATGTATGAGCGCACGGTGAGAGCAACAACGAAGTTGTTGCTCTCACATTCCCTCGTGCCGGAGCCTATGGCCATTGGCCTTAGGGCCAAGGCTATAGGCCAATGGCCAATCGGCGATGGGGCTGACAGTCACCGGTAGCCTAGGGAGTCACGCCGACCTATGGACCAAGGTCCATAGGTCTATGCACATAGCCCTCCAGTTCCAAGGAACTGGACGCCACGTGTGACTCAGTTCTAAGGAACTGAGTTCAGCCACTGACCGAAGCGGGGTCTGAAACCCCAGCACCATGTCTACCCCCTTTAGGGGTAGGTCGCCGAACCCTATGTGAGGGCAACACCGAAGGTGTTGAGTCTCTGCTTCCAAGTCCTTCCAACTTTCATGTCATGTCAGTAGCGCCCACTTCCCTCAGGAAGTGGGCGCTACTGCGCTGATACTCGGAGGACTACGTCCTCCGTAAGACTTTCGGTGAGACCAACAAGTGACGTAGTCACTTGTCGTGCACACGCCCCCACTCGCACCCTGAGGTTTCACCTCAGTGAGGCACAGGAGGAACTTGGCCCCATCTTGGGCTGAGAAACCCTCGCGTGCGCGTAGACGACGAAGTCGTCGCGCACAGGGCACGAGTCACGTGACAACACGCAGGATTGCTCCCCGTGTTGTCGCGCTGAACTCGATGAGCCCCATTCTGCCGCCGGTTCTGCCGTACTGGTAGGGCCAGCCGATGACGCCGACCTAGGGCTCGACTGGTGGCACCCCGGTCGTCAACCCAGCGACGGAGACGTTCCCCTGAGAGACAGGGAGCCGGGAGTGAAACGCAGAGCAAGGCAGAGCCTTCCCGACACGAGGTCGCCGCTTCAGCACACACCGCTGAAAGCGCCGGGTTCAGGCATTCACCTACTCAGCCAGAGACGCGAAACACCCTCTGGGTGTTGCAGCCCGTGGTTCTGACGGCGATAGCCGTCGGAGTCCCGACTGGTCGCAGTGTGAGATGGATGGGTCGGCCCTAGGACGGCGAACCACAAGCCTCACCGACACAGTCGGTCCACCGGTGATGAGCAACGCTCGTAGAGACGCCCCGACATCCGGGGAAGTAGCGCCAGCAATCGTGCTGTCTGGACTGCAAGTCCTGACAGATGCGTCACGTGAGGCTGCCTCTGGGACACCACTCTCACCTAAAGGTGAGGGGAACCCACTGACGATGACCCTCTGGCGAGGGTCGAAAGGGACCATCGAAGATGGCAACGCTCACCGCCGAGTCCTTCGCCGCTGCTGAAGCAGCGTGGCTCGCCACCAAACCCTGCACGGTCCCTTCGGGACATCGCGCTGGTTTCATGGGGTTCTGCTCTCACTGTGAGACAGATGTCCTCTTCGAGGACAGCCCGGAGTACGAGGCTCTGTTCCCCGAGTCCGACAACCCCGGCTGTAAGCCGGGTTGCAAGGGGCCGAACCCTTGCGGAGAGACCTGCGACATCTGAAGCCTATAGGGCTTCAGCACACACCCCCATCCCTTCAGGAGGACACGAAGTGTCTCAGTGCGAAAGGTCGGACTGCAATCCGGCGACCTGCTCTCATTCCTCTCACCGCCGACCCAAAGGGTCGAAGCGATGACCGAGAGCCCTTGGGTCAAGGCGGCTCGTGAACGTCGCCTGCCGGTCAAAGACCTCACACGACGTTAGCCGAACCCTCTGGATTGGCCCCTAAGGGGCCAACGTAGAGCGTTTGACTCGCTCTTGGTGCCACTGGTACAGTGGTGCTATCAATCCCCATCCCATTGCCCTAAAGGGCAGAAAGGAACGGCATGGCGAACATCGCCAAACTGCCTGACGGCATAGCCGTCGCAGCGAACCCTCCCGGCATGGTGGTGCCCTACGGGCCACACCTGACGGCGGCGTTCGAGGCGACGACCGGCTATGCCATTCTGGCGAAGCCAGATGGCACGGCTCTGGCCAAGATTGGTGTGACCAATCGGCCTCTCGTTCAACTCGTAGAGTTGGACCCCATCACGGTTCCCTATGTGAACCGGTTCATCAGCCCTTCGGGGCTGGTCATCATCAAGGACTGGCGGACCGGGCTCTACCGGACCAAGGTCCGGCGTGGTGGCAAGGCCAAGCGGGCACTGCCTCTGGCAGTGGTCACGGAGACGCCCAAGGCGGCTTCAACACACACTGCAGCACCGAAGGTGCAGCAGGACGCCCCGAAGATGTCGGCTGGCGCCGTCATCACCGTCAGCGGCGATACGGAGTATCGCTCGACAATCCCCGGCATGGTCATGCTCCCCAAGGTCACCCTGAAGGGTGCCGGACGGGGCAACACCGATGTCGGCGGCATCATCCTGCCCACAGAACAGTTCACTGTTCTGGAAGATGCATGGCACCTCGCACAGCAGGGAGACCCTGCTGCGGTGCTGCTGACGGGTCCGGCAGGGACCGCCAAGACGATGCTCGTTAGAGCATTCGCCGCCTACCTCGGTGTCCCCTACCTGAAGGTAGACGCCGGGGCCGTTCGGACTGCCGACGATTGGGCCGGTGCCTTTAGGCAGGACCCCAACACCAAGACTTGGGCTCACCGCTGGTCGCCTTTGGCGATGGCTCTGCGTGAGGGCAAGCCGTGCGTCCTGCACATCGACGAACTCACCCGCACAGAGACCCCCGCTGCGCTCAACGCCTTCATGGGTCTGCTCGACGAGACAGGGACCCTTCTGGTCCCTGATGCCAATGCCGTCCTGACAATGCCGAAGGGCATTCTGGTGGTGGCAACGGCCAACATCGGGCCAGAGTTCGTCGGAACTCTGCCTCTGGACGGTGCAGTCCGGCAGCGGTTCCCCTACGGGGTTCGCATGGCCAATCCCAGTGAGGCCAATGAGTCGAAACTCATTGTCAAGCGAACCGGGGTCAGCGACGAAGTCGCTGTGGCTCTGGTCCGCATGGCCAATCAGCAGCGGCAGCATCGGGACGATGCTCAGCAGTACCCGTCCGGGGCCATCATCAGCACTCGTATCCTGCTTAGCATCGCTAAGCGGATTGCGGTCCGCCACGCTGACCCCCGCGAGGCTGTCATCTCTGTCCTGCAAGGACAGTTCGACCCCGGCGACGACGCCGCTCTCACCGTGGTCATCGACTCGCAGTTCCCGAAGAAGCCGGTGGCTACGCCACCGGTGGCTGCCGGTGCTGCCTCCATCGTGACGGAACGTCACTGGTTCAACGGCTCGGGCTCGTACTGCACCTACACGCTCAGCAACGGAGTTGCTTGTGGTGCCCCGACCAAGAGCCCCATCCACTTCGGCTCCTGAAAGGAGAGCGACAATGGACCTAGAGGTCTTTGACCTCAAACTCGGGAAGGGTGCCACGGTGCCCTACATGACCGACGATGCCAGAGGCATCGTGGCAGTGAAACTGCTGGACGCAGTCCAGACAATCGCTGATGTCCTCACCGTCAACGACGGTGGCAAGGGCTGGACGGTGACGTTCGACCCCGGCCTCAACGCCTACACCGACCGCTCGGCCAACCGCAGCATCGTCGTCAGTGGCAAGCCACTGTTCGACGCCAAGCCGGGGACCCCGCTGGTGGACGTAGCGAAGGTGATGAGTGGGTTCGTGGTCCACGAAGTGGGCCACACCGGACTCGACTTCTTCACGGCGGTCAGAGACCGCTGGCCGGGCAAGACCCTTCCCCTCACATTGGCCAACATCATCGAGGACGTAGTCCTCGAACTCAGGACGGTGGACCGCTATCGCGGCTTCGCCGACCACGGTGACGGCAACATCTTCCGCCCCACTCTAGAGTGGGTCGCCGAGAAGACCTCACCGAAGACTCCACTGAAGTGGAGCGGCTCGACCGGCCACAAGGTCAACGTCACCGGCCAGATTGTCCGCTACCGAGACTTCGTCTCGTTCGACACCGACGAGGTCACCCAGACCCACCTTCGGTGGGTCGAAGACGAGTGGATGCCGGGTATCACCATCGACCTGACACCCGAAGGGTGTGTCGCTCTCATCGAGCGATGGCTCGACCACGTCATGGCCACCAAGGAGCAGGACGAGCCCACTCCCGAACCCCCGAAGCCGCCGACCACCGATGGTGGTACCGGCTCCGACCAGACCCTCCCGAACGAGGACGAGGACGAGGGCAAGGGCAGTGGCGAGGGTGGCGACACCGAAGGTGAGGACGGCGACGGTGAGGGCAATCCCGGCGGTGGTGACACCGAAGGTGATGACTCCGACGACGAAGACTCCACCGAAGGTGGTGGCGACTCCGAGTCCGACGACGACGGCGAGGACGGAACCTCCGGTTCCGAAGACGGCGACGAAGACGGCGAGGGTGGCCAGCCCGGTGATGACGGCGACGGAACGTCCCGTTCCGGTGATGGCAACGATGCCGACACCATGAACCGGGTCGATGCTCCGAAGGGAGCAAACGACGGACCGGGCAAGGGCGGAAGCGGACAGGCGGTGGCCGAGGCTGCCGACGAGAACGAAGTTCTCGACGACTTCGAGCCCGATGACCTCACCGACTCGTTCGACGAGACGGCGAAGCCGGAAGGCCAGTACGAACAGCGCCGCCTCAACGAGGCGGAGCAGATGGAGCGCGTCACCACTCGGGTGGACGCCGGTGCATTCGGGAAGATGCGAGTCGTCTTCAAGTAGCCCTCACCGAAGGTGAGAGAAAGGAGAACCGTGGCAAGGAAAGAGCGGGACCGGTCCACTGAAGTGGTCCGGCATGAGAGCCGCAAGCCGTACATCAATGCCGCCACAGCGGCTGGCATCCAGACCGTGTTCAACAGAACACGGCTCAGCCACCAGACATGGGAGTCCCGTCAGTTGACGGGGCGTCTCGATGGTCGGGTGGCATGGCGGAACGATGCTCGCGGCAGCATCGACATCTTCCGTGAACGGAAGCAGCCCTCGCCGACCCGGCTCGACGTTCACATCCTCGTGGACAGCAGCGGGTCGATGAGCGGGGACCGTATCTGCAGGGCGCAGGACATGGCGGGAACCTTGGTGGATGCGTTCAAGCGCATCCCCACGGTCCGGGTCCACGTCTACCAGCACTTCGCCAATCAGGGCGTCACCGAAATCCACCGGGTTTATGAACCCGGTGACAGTCTCGACGGGCTCAATCACATGCCGGAACTCATTGCCGGTGGCAATGCCGACGGGTTTGCACTCGAAGCCGTCGGGATGCGGGCCGCTTCTCTGAAGCGTCCCGACTGGAAGAGCCTCGTCATCATGGTGTCCGACGGCTTGCCGTCGGTGAGCGGGGTGGGGGCAACGGCCAACATCCTCGACCACTCGGTCATGGTCACAGCCAACCTGAAGCGCAAGGGTGTGCAGGTCATGGCGGTAGCCATCGCTGGTGACAACGCGGCTCACGAGTACATGTACGGGAAGGGCTCGTCGGTCCTGTTCACCGGTGACTGGAACGAACTCAACCGCTCCTTCGGAGCGGTGTTCGGCAAGGTGCTGTCAACGGCGAAGGTGGTGTGATGAACCCCGACTTCACCCGCTACGTCGAGGGGGTCCCGGTCAAGGACCGGACCCCCAAGTTGGCCGCACGAAAGGGCCGGATGAAACTCAATGGCCGCAGCCTGAAGAGGCTGCTCAACGAACGTGCCGCCAAGGCACAGAGAGGCAACCCATCCCGATGAACACCAAGGCGGTCGTCGCCGCCATCGTTGCGACCCAGTTGATACTGGGTCTCATCCTCATCCTCATCCTCATCACCGTCGGCAATCAGGGGAAGACAAGTGTCTTTCCCTGCTACCAGTCGGACGGGAAAGGTGGGTTCGCATACTCGCCCATCTGCACGAGCCAGCCGTGAGCCCTCGTCGATGGCGGAAGCCATTGCCCCCACCACCAGTGGCCGAAGGCCAGACCGAGGCATTCGATGCCGACGGCTTTGACCTGATGGACCCGAAGCCCGAGGTCGAATACATGTGCCGGGAGTGTTACTCCCGGCGCATCGTGGGACCAATCACCAAGACCGTTGACCCTCGTTGGGTCGGCGGCACCTGTCTGGACTGCGGCGAACGAGTCATCGCCAACGTCCGCCCCATCCCGAAGGAGGTCACCAAAGGTGACGCAGAGTAATGAACTCGACCGCTTCATAGAAGAGGGACGAGAAGCAGCAGCACGGGCCACGGTCCTGATGGACCGTGACCCGAAACTCCCGTACATCAGCGCCTACATCATCGCCCGCGACATGATGGGCAGTGACCGGTCACTGCAGTGGATGCGCGAGGGCATGGAGTGGGACGAAGCCGAACGGTGGTGCGGTTCCTACGGACGGCTCGACCTCAGGGTCAGAGCCCTCGAAGAGGGACTCATCACCGAGGTTCAGGCGTACGAGGGACTGGCCTCGGCTTGGTCACACAGTGACCCCGACGACACCGACCCCCGGTTCCTCACCCTGTGGGTGGAAGCGTTCGCCGCCAACAGGCAGCGGTACCTTCGGGACCACACCGACAAGCGACTGCCGAACGGCAGTCGGCTGACCATCTATCGCGGTCAGGACGAGGACCAGTCCTTCGGACTGTCGTGGTCGCTGAACCGCAAGACGGCGGAGAAGTTCGCCAACGGTGCCGCCACCCGTGAGGCCAACCGTGGTGGTGTGGTCTACACGGCGGTCGTTGACCGCCGCGATGTCATGGGCTACATGCCCGGACGTGGTGAGGCCGAGGTCATCGTGAACCCTGACGATGTCAGGGATGCGGGGCTCCGATGAGCGGTCGAACGTGCCGCTTCTGCGGCTACTGGACCAAGGGTCGGCACTGCCAGTGGTGCGGTAAGTAGGCGGACTCTGTCCGCTTCGGAGTCCGTAGCCAACAACAGCAGAACATTTGTTCTCTTTGCCACTCACTACCCGTAGGGTATAGTGGCCCCATCAATCCCATCCCGCAGGAAGGAACGCACACCATGCGCCACACTACACAGCCGAACGGGTCACGTGACCTCAATCGCCTCACTCTCACCACCGGTCGGCGAACGGAGCCCCGACTCTACATGGCTCACCCTATGGGTGAGACCAAGCGGAGGTCATGGTTGCCGGTCATCTTCATCATCGCGGTGGTCGTCATCATCGGCCTCGCCGGTATGTCCCGATGAAGGGCCGACCTTCGGTCGCCAACGAGGGCAGAGTCTGCATCCTCGTGCCCGACCACGGACCCTCGCTCATCATGCGGAGCGGGCGGGAGTGGTGCCCTCATCAGCAGCACGACGGGCTTGGTCGTCGCAAAGCGACGACGCCGTGGCTCGACAAGCAGGTCACCGATGACTCGGCTGACCGACCTGACGCAGCCTGAACTCGATGTCGTCCTGCTGCTCGCACAGGGGAGGGTGACAGCAAGTGCTGTCACCCTCGCTGCTGACCTGTGGCGGACGACCGACACATGGCTGGCCGAGGACCCGTACCCGCTCATCACCTACATCCTCGACTCGTTATCGAGTCGAGGACTGGTGCGCTTCCGACTGGCCGCGCCGAAGGATGCCATCCACTCGATGGACTTCCCGATGGACATTCGTCTCACCCCGAAGGGGTGGGAACTACTCGGCTACTCGCACAAGACAGCCGAGGTCGGGTCGCGTGGACGGCATGAGCGCGAGCCCATGCCCGGTGACCTCACCGACTACCTCAACCACAAGTACCACTCCGAAGGAGGTGCAATCGAAGTCGAGGATTTCCCTACCCACCGTGACCGTTTCCCCCACCACGAACACATGTACGGAGTACCCATCCTCATGGCAAACACAGCAACCCACCCCAAGCCACGGCGTTCACGCGCCGAGCGTCTTGCAGACCCTACGGTTCTGCAAGACCCAGACGGTGACGGCTCGCGTGGCTACATCCGCGTGACCCCAGACATGGAAGCGATGGTGATAGCCGCTCGCTCGCGCATGGGCACTGTCCTCTACAAGGACATTGCCGACGCCGTCGGTCTGCCCGAACGGACCATCCGCTACATCCTCACCGACCTGCCCCGACTCCGTCGGGCCAACGGTGGCGAGCGGCTGGAGAAGTCTCTCAAAGAGCGGGTCATGGCCACCGTCGATGTCCTCGGTGAGGTCAAGGACGTAGCGGAACTGCGCCGCATCCTTGGCATGGCCGACCCCGAGCATGACGTGATGCACGTGCTGCATTCTCTTCACACACAGGGCCGCATCGACTTCGTCGAACGTGGCACAGGCAATGGCGACACGACCGTCATCCACATCCGGCCCGCGAAGAAGGGCGGCAAGCGCCAGACCCCGGTGGAGACAGAGCCCGAACAGGAAACTGTGACGGCAATATCGCCGCTGCCGGTCATCAGCCGGGAAGAGGAAGAGCGGGCAATCAGCGCCGCTCACAACGCAGAGACCGGGTTCGAGGCGACAACGCCGGACATCCCAGTTACGGCGGCGTCAGCACCCGAACCCGATGACGAAGGATACCCACTGCTCGACGCCCTGTTGGACCGAGAGCGCACACGACTCGACGGTGACAGCAAGGGCATGGCCTTTGTCGTCGCAGCCGAGGCAATCCAAGCCATCGACCCCGACACCGCACGCTCACTGATGGAGAAGGCGAAGCAGTACGACGTACCGTTCCCCTCACCCATCGAGCAGGAGTACCTCCGTTATGTGGCAACGCATCCGCCAGTTGTGGTCGCCGATGAGCAGTGACCCGTACGCCGACGGCTGGCGCGAGGGTCGTGACCAAGCCATCAAGGACATCCGGGCTGCCCTCTTGCGAGAGTTGCCCTCACTGACCGTGCTTCACGCCGTGGACACGGAGTACATCGACGTGGGAGAAGTCCTCCGCGTCATCGACCAAGTCAGAACCCATCCCGAAGGAGCATCCCGATGACCATTCCCGCCACCACCACCCTCGTCACCGAACTGCTGGTCGTCCGGCCCACGGGCACCGTCCGCGTCCGCGACGTGCCACTGAAGGTCGAACCCCGCCGCCAGTACATCGACCTCGACTTCACGATGCCGACCCTTGGCGTCACCATCCGGCTCAACGGAGCCGAACGCATCGCCCTCATCGAAGCGTTGGGCGGCAAGGCATGACCGCCGATGACACGCGGGAGGCGCTGGATAAGGCCGACCATGACATCGCGGCGCTGACTCGATGGGACAAGCGGTCTGTTCCCGGCGGGTTCCACGTACCACTAAGCGGAGTCCTTGCGGTCATGTCGGACCTCCGTGCCGCCCTCGCCGCAGCCCGTCGTGACCCCGAGCCTTATCGGTGTGGCGGGCCGCAGACAGGACAGCCCCGGCCGCACACGGCCTGTAACTGCACGCCCCGTCGTGACCCCGAGTCGGTCGCGTCGGCGGACGACTTGCGAGAAGCCATCGCACGACTCGCAGTGGGCGACCCGGAGTATCCGCTGCATCGCGTCCTCGCAATCGAAGCCGCCATCCGGGGCACGGAAGCCCGCGCCTCGCTGGACGTGGTGGCGGTAGCTAAGGCGTTTCGCGTCATCGCCGACATCGACTATCCCGTGGATTGGAGCAACTGGCTGGGTGGCGAGGGGACGGCATCGGCAGCATTGGCGGGATTGCAGACCGCCGAAGCGTTCATCGCCAGATACCGCGCCATCATCGAGGCCGAGCGATGACGACGCCGAGGACGGAAGCCGCCAATGGGTGAGACCAACCGCCCGCGACTTCGACTGCAGTTCGAGGTCGCGGGCACACCCATCCCGCAAGGCTCGAAGCGGGCGTGGATAAGCAGCAAGACGCATCAGGTCGTGATGACCGAGGACGCTGGCGTGCGACATAGCACGTGGCGCAACGAGGTCACGGGTCAGGCGCGTCAGGCGATGAGCAACCTTGGTCGGTTCGGTGAGCCCTTCCGTGAGCCCATCAGTTGCTCGCTCACCTTCCAGTTCCACCGCCCACTCAGCCATTACGGCACCGGCAAGAACGCGGAGAAGGTGAAGCCGTCGGCTCCGCCGTCACCGACCAAACCACCAGACCTCGACAAGTTGACCCGTTCGATATGGGACTCGCTCACATCTGTGGTCTGGGTCGATGACGCTCAGGTCATTGCCGCCACCATCAGGAAGCAGTACATCGAACGCTGGCAAGCAGAGGGTGTCCTCATCCTCGTTGGCACGTTCCCCACACCCGGAGGAGAGGACGAGCATGGCCTCGAATGACCCGGAGCCCACGCCCATCGAACCCCCCGACAACGGAGCGGTCGCGTTCCTCACACGCATCGTTCGCATCCCCGGTCGCAATGACCAGACCCCGCTCCGTGCGGTGTACCTGTGCATCATCGCGGCCACCCTGTCGGTGACCCCAATCCCGTTCAATGCGGTGGGCTTTGTGTTCCTCGTGGCACTAGCCCTGTCTCTTGGCCGCATCACGGAGAAGTGATAACCTAAACCCCATCCACCCCACTAGGAGGAACCTATGACGAAACCAATCCAGACATCCCCCGCCAGTCCCCGGTTCGTCCGGGTGCCTGACGAAGAGGCATCACAAATCATGCAGGACGCCAACGGTCGGCGTGACTGGACCGAGGTCAAGACCGCGCTGAAGCGTGGTGGTCGCCTGTTCCTGACCGACGACCAGTTGCCCGCGTCGGGGGTCAAGTACCTGTCGCTGGCGTTCGCCCGTCGGCAGTTGAACCGGACGCTTCATGTCCGGCGCGTGACCCATGACGGCAAGCGCGGTCGCCTCATCTGGCTGGGACCGGATGCGACCAAGGCCGAGGCTGCATCGTGACGGTCATCCGTATCAGCGACAAGGCGACTGGCGCTGGTGAGGTCATCAAGGAACTACGCAAGACGGCGGACTTCATCGAGAGTTTCCATGCCCAGAAGGAACTCCGCGTCATCGTCACCGGTGAGTTGAACATCGACGTTCATCTGGAGAAGCCGATGGACGAGAAGGCTCGACTCATCGCCGACATCCGCAACCACCTGCCCTACCTCCGTATCGGCTGGCCCGCGCTGGCTGATGAGATTGAGGCTGCCATGAAGCAAGTCGAGAGTGAGACCAAGGAGGCCGTGCCCGTATGAACAACGGTGACCTCGACCGCATCTTCGACCACCACCCACCCACGACCGACGAGGAAGTCCTCGCTCACGAGCAGGTGCGCGAGGCGTTCAAGTCCATTGCTCGAACCATGAGCAACCTGCCTAACGGCAGGGAGCGGAGCATCGTCCTGACCAAGTTGGAGGAAGCGTCGTTCTTCGCACACGCGGCCATCGGTCGCGGCCCGCAGTAGCCTCAACCCCATCCCAAGGAGAACCAATGCTCAGCATCACCGTGTCCGCGACCGGACCCAAGAACGCAACGACCGACCCCGAGACAGGGCTCCGGTACTACGACTGGAAGGGACGCAAACTCCCTTCGTCCACCAGCCTCCGCCGCATGGCGGGGCTGCCCTTCCGCCTCCACCAGTGGGCCATCAGCAAGGTGGTCCAGCGTGCGGTGGACGAACACCTCATCCTGCGCCAGATGCTCGACCGGCCCAAGCGCCCACGTGAGCGGGTGCGTGACAAGAACGTGGCCAAGGAGGCGGGCAAGTGGCTCCGCTCTGCGGCCACCGAGGAGCGTGACGCAGCCAGCGAGTTGGGCACCTACGTCCACGACTGCGCGGTGAGGCGAACCCCACTGAGTCAGGTTGACCCGGTTGCCCGCCCGTACCTCATCAACTTCTACGACTGGGTGGCGTCGAGTGGGGTCAACATCATCGCCACCGAGAAGCAGGTCTTCAACCTGACCGAGGGCTACGCCGGGACGTTCGACCTCTTGGTCGAGTGGCCGCTCACCGGAGACATCGGTGTCATCGACATCAAGACCAGCCGTGGGACCTACGCCGACCACGCCCTGCAGGTGGTGAGTTACGCGATGGGCGAGTTCATCGGCGAGGACGATGTCATCGACGTTGCCCTCACCAAGGCGCTGCACTCGGCGAACACGATGGCCTTGCTCCATCTGACCGAGGACGGCTGGCGCTACCAGCGGGTGCCCGCCACGCCCGAGTTGTTCGATGCGTTCAAGGGACTCATCGCCTACGCCACGTTCATGGCTGCGTACCCAGAGATTGAGGCGCTGCTGGACTTGGAAGTGGCGGGCGGCATCCCGCTCACGGCCCAGCCATGACCGCCACCATCCGGTCTAGGAAGGGCCGTACGCCCACCAGACGACACGGACTGGGGAAGAGCGGCGTCGATGCCCTGTTGGCCCAGCAGGGCGGCTCCTGCGCCATCTGTGGCGTGCCGTACGAGGACAAGCCGGGGTCGCGCCTTGCGATGGACCACGACCACCGCCACTGCGCTGGTGTGAAGGGCTGCCCGCAGTGCGTTCGTGGGATGTGCTGCAACTCGTGCAACAACATCCTGCGGCTGGCGCATGATGACCCGGAGGTACTGCGCAAGGCCGTGGCGTACCTTGAACAGGCCAACAAGCGGGCGTTCTGGTGGGAGGCCAACCGTGAGTGAGCCGAACGGGTGGGCCATCATGCACGACCGTACGCTGCTGCACGAAGAGGGCGAGCCGTACTACCTGTTCGGCCCGTTGCCCTCACGTGAGATAGCCGACCTCATCGTGGTCTCACTGGAGTGCGAATGCATCAAGCGGGTGGTCCCCCTCTTCTTCCCCGGTGGAGTGACTATGAGGCTCGAAGCGACGATGCCCTCAGTCCTCCCCCTCCAACCCGCCGACGGCCACATCCACTAGGCCCACCACCCCAACCGGGCTGGCTGCCCCACATCGTGGGCGCGGCCATCATCCTCACCGCGCTCGGGATTGTGCTGCTTGCGGCTACCCGCTTGACAAGTCTGTAGGGGTGGGCTACCTTACGCATCCCCCTGCTGGCCGGTAGGGGGATGAAGATGGCAGAACACCCCTCTAATCCGGGGGTAACGCATCATCGGTCCCAAGTGGCCGAACCCTCTGTAAGCCGACGCGATGAGCGGGCACGGAGGGGGACGCAAGCGTGGCTAGCGCGGAATGGGGCAATCCGCTCGTCGGGGTTAGAGCCGACGGGGTAGCACGGTAACGGTGAGTTTGGACCACGTCTTTTTGGAGGACGCGGGGTCCGATGCGGGTATACAAGAGTCCCGCCTTCAGCCACTTGCCGTGGCCCATCCCTTCGGGGGTGGACTACGGAAGAAGCCCCGCTTCGGCGGGGCTTTGTGGTATCTGGCGACATCACGAATAGGCCCGGTCCCCTTGGGGACCGGGCCTATTTCTGTTTTCACGTGAAACAGAGGGCGGAAACCCGCCCTCTTGGTCAGCCCTTCTTGCCCTCACCCTTGTGCGTCTTGGTGTCCGGCCCCTCATGCGGGTGGGCCATCGCGTCATGCGCCTTGGCCTCGAACGAGCCAGCAGACGCGGGCTTGGCCGCGTTCGCTGCCACCTGCTTCTCGCCCTCGGACTCGGTGGTGTCACCGATACCCGGACGCCGGTCCTCGGCACCGGGCACGCGCCCGTAGACCTTGTCGTCGCGGGCTTCCTGCTCCGCGCCGAGTTCCTCGGCGGTGGCCTTGGCGTCTTCCTCGGCCTCGCGCCGCTCGCTGGTGCGCTTCTCGGTCAGTTCCTCGTTGGCCTCACGAGCCATCGAGTCCTGCTTCGCCATCGCCTCTTCGAGGGTGGCTGCGCTCTCCTGCTCGGGGGCTTCGGTGGTCTCGGTCTTGGTCTCACTCATCAGTAACCTCGCTTCATCTTCTGCTTGGCTTGCCGCCGCATCTTGACCTTCATCTTGACCTCGGGCTGCATGTTGTACATGCGCCGCGCAAGACGACCCGCGTCTGAGTGCCGGTACTCCGCTTGCTTCTGCTTCTTCCCGGCGCTGGCCATGACTATCCCTCCTCGGGAGCCTCCGCAGGGACTTCGTCCTCGGTCGTGCCGTTGCGCTCACGCGCCAACTTGTCCTGCAGGACCATCGCCTCTTCGAGGGTGGCCGCGCTCCGCTGGCCGGACTGCTCGGGACCGGTCCCGGTCATGGTCTCGGCCTCGGCGATGGCCTCAGCCTTCTTGGCCTCTTCCTTGGAAACCATCGTTCCTCCTACGGGGTGGCGTTGTTGACCGGCAGGTTGAACGGCGGGGTCAGCGCACCGCCGACCTCCTTCAGGGGAGCGGCACCGCCACCGGCATAGCGGATGCGCACGGTCTGGCCGTTGACCACCGGCGCAGCGAGGACGACGGCCACGCTGGCGGCTGATGCGGTGGCCGACGTGACGCCGACCGCCGCGCCGTTCACGGTGGCCGACCACTGGGATGGCGTGGTCGCACCGGCGACCAGCGCGGGTCCCGTGAAGGGAATGGTGAGGGCAGCCCCGTTCACCGAGGGGTTGTTGCTCGGCCTCGGCGCGAGGTTCGCTGCGTTCCAGCCGAACTGGATGAACCGGAGTGCTTGGGCGACCATCTCATTTCCCCTTCAACTTGGCGTTGGCCTTTGCTCTCACCGCCGCCTTCTGACTCGGTGTCAGCGGTGGCTTCGCTTGGTCGATGCGTGCGAGAGCAGCCTTCGCGTGGGCCTTGTCAGGGATGGGGAACTTCTGCGCCGAGTCGGGCTTGCCCGGCTGCTTGACGACGGCGCTCGCGGCCCGCTGCTTGGCGTTGAGCGTTGCCATCACTTGCCCTTCTTGGCTTCACGCTTCTCTTCGGCCTTGCTCGGCATCTTGCCGGTCTTCTTCAGTTCCGCCCGGTCCTCGGCGTCCATCTTGGGCTTTGGTTTGGGAGCGGCCATCTACGTCTCCTTGGTCTCACTCTCCGTGGTGGCGGGCTCGTCCTCTTCGGTGTCGTAGGCGTTCAACTTCGCCTTGGCATCGTCGAGCGAAGTCGCGCTGACGTGGTTGCCGGTGAACGTGAACGATGTGGTGGCAACGCTGGCGTCC